TCTTAAAGTCATCAGACAACTGGTCCCATCGGAGATTGCAAATGTTGGAGACCCTAAAGCCAGTGTTTAGGCAAAACTCTGCCATGTCAGCTCGCAACGGATCTAGCCACCTGATCAGCTCTCTAGCCTGCTTAGGCGTGAGAAACAACTCGCGCTTATTTTCAGGATAGCAACTGTACGTTGGCACCCTCTCGATAAACTCCTCCTTGCAAGCGTAGTGCAATACCGCTCGGAGGTACACGATGCGCTGATTGACAGCGCCATTACTCAGCACGCCCGCCCGATTTTTACACGGGCGCTTCCGCAGCTCGCTGATAAACACAGCCCCGAGCGCCTTTTGTTGAAAATGCTTGATAGGCAGGTCACCCCACCGATCAATCATCTCCGCTACAAATGCCTGAACCCGTAGGGTTTTTGCTTGATGTTTCCCAGACTTTGTAGGTTGCTCTAAGTACATTAACGCCACTTCTTTAAAAGTCATATCCATGTTGTTCTCCTTGTAAGGGGAGATCAGCAGCTCTGGTAATATACCGCATCACATCCCAAATCAAAAGCGGTTCGTTTGCGCCACAGGTGAACCACGCCTGCCTATTGAGCGCGGGGTACGCTCCGGCTAATGCTGCGACACCGGTTGATCATCAGATGAGGAGGAATCTGACGGGAATTCAACCGGTTCCGGCAGCAACTTCTTTGCTTGTGACACAGTGTGCTGAATGCCCACCTGTGCCATCTCTAAAACAGCGGCAATTAAAGCGACCCCATTGCCCGCCGTCTGGGCAGTGCCCAGCATCTTCTTGCAAGTGTCGTCAATGTCAGCCAAATCATAACCATGGCTGTCGATATAGATTAGTTGCGGTTCTTTACTTAGATCGGTCATCTTTTTTCCTCGCGTCGTGGCGAATGAGTTGATAGTTGCGTGGGGCGTCTATGGCTAAGCGTGCTTGAGGGACCATCTTCTCACTCACGACATCGCCACGACCGCACACATCGCAGTGCGGTTTGGTCCTCATAAAATATTCTTGGATGCCAACCATGGACACGCCAATATCGGCACCCAAGTTAATTCCCTCATCACCCACAGATAAAAGGTGTTCAGAGATACCGTCAGCACTCGTCACGTTCACCAGTGCGTCTTGGTGTTTCGCTGTATCTCTGACACGCCTAATCCACAGGCGATGCTCAAATGTCCCCTCCAAGTCATTCGGATTAAGAAACTCGCCGCCATAAAGAATAGAGTCAACTGAGCGAGTGATGCGTAGGGGCATATTATTTTCCTTAGTTAAAAGGGCAAATCGTCATCGAAATCGATGTCGTTGCTGCTTGTAGCCGCAGGGCGAGCTTCGCCAGCGGGTTTGGTGGGTATCCAGTATTCAACGTTGAGCTGCTGGATGTTGCCGTCTTCGCCGAGCTGCTCGCCCACTTTAAGGTTGTAGCGGAAAGGCTGGTTGCCGTGCAGCTTTAGTGCTGCGTTCAACTCGGCAATCAAGTCGGCATCAAATTTAAGGAACCCGTCGTACTTTGGTACATGGGCTTTGGTTGCCCAGTCGTACTGCTTGAGGCGGTTCCATTCTTCAATACGCTTTTCCTTTGGCATCGGGTACAGACGACCCTTGCCAGCTTTTAAGCTTTCAAACGCTGTTGGCTGTTTCATTACAATTCTCCGTGTATGATTTGGATTTGCATACTGCCCGTTGTTCGTCTAAATGAATCAATGGACTCGTCTTTACTTAATACCCCGTCTTCACCACCGAGAAAGTCAAACGCTTTGCGGTAATCGATTGGGGGCGTCTTCATAATCACCTTAACGGTGGTCTTGCCATTGCTGACAGAACCTTGATACCGCTGGGCAATATCTTTTTTAAGCTCTTCGCTCGACTTCGCGAGGATGTCTAGCGTCTCTAGCTCGTCACTTATTCGTGTCTTAATGTCATGTATTCTGTTCTGGACAGCCGTCAACCTGTTCAGGTCAGCATCGCTTTTAATGATCTCAGGCGCGTCAACCTCAATGGCTTTGACGTAGTTCGATCTTGAGACTTCGTCATCAAACTCAGCCTTTATCCAGCGGTGCCATGCGTGGTACAGGTCGAGTCGAGTGATCGTGCCCTTTTCAGGGAAGTGAGGCATGTACTTCCGGCTCACTAGCTCAGTCAGGAAGTCTTCCTTACGGTAGACGCGCTCGATGGTGTACTGAGGCTCAGTCGTCTCGTTTCTCGCGAGGTAACAAAGGAAGTCACACCAGTCAACGTCAAGCACTTCCATCTGCATGTACACTTGCATCAAATACATGGAGCGCTTGGGGTCAAAGACGCTGTAGGGCGCTTTGGTGTATTGCGGGAACGGACATTTTATTTCTATGCAGCCATCAAGACCCACCAGACCGTCCGGTGATGCGGCAAGGAAATTGTGTACAGGGTGAACGACAAGACCAGTCTCCTCAACCTTGTAGCCCTTGGCTACTTCAAGGAATGTCCTCGCGTGCTCCTCCATAAACTGACCATGAGCCACCGCCGGACCCATTTTGAATTCACTCTCCGCGCCAGCCAACGCTCTAACTTCTTGGCGGACCAAGTCGGCAGGCTTCAGATACGGGTGCTTACCTTCGAGCGCTGCGCAGACAGACGCTTTGATCTTCCCAGCGCGTGCTACGTGCCACTCGGGCGAGCCTTGAGCCGCTAAACTCATGCGAAGTCCTCCCAGCCGTTACGCTTGCACAGGTTTGCCCAGTTGCCGGTGGTGTCCGTCCAGCCTCGGTTCATTAAGCCCTTGGTGTAGCGACTGTAGAGGCGGTTCGCCGCTTCAAAATCTGTTGATTCTTCGATGGCGGTTGAGTCCCAGAGCGACTGCACCATAATCATTTCGTCAGGCGCTGCATCAGGCGTAGCAACGACATCTTCTTTTGCCTTGCCGTGAAGCCACATGCGATAGCCCAAGCCAAACTCGCCCAGCGCTTTTACGCGAGCACGCTGCTTAGCAGTGTTGACGTCCATAGCGGACGGAGAGGTTATGGCTTTGCCGCTTCGATGTATCGGCAAGTAGGTCTGGTTGGTATGCCCCCCTACAGTCATTCGGCATCGAACTTCAGCGCTGCCGTCATCAAAATAGTGGCATTCGCGTCCGCGATGATCTTCGGTGAATTCCCAAGTGTACTCAGGGAACACGCTCATCATTAACTCATGAGCTTTCATCCAAGGGAGGTAGGTGAGGACGTTGTCCCCGACAATTTCAGTTTCGGTACAGAAGGGTTTGACGTCTATCGCGGATAGAGTCGTCCATATTTTGCTGCGGGTAATTACTGATGCAAGCGTGTCCATGTATAGCTTCCTTTAAATAGCTATACAGATTCTACGCCTACATTAGATTAATAACAACACTAATAGATTTATTTATGTACTTCCAGACGCGCTCGCGTATGTGTAGCTAGTATCGATGATTCCGGTGGGTCGCAAGCGAGTGATTGTTCTAAGTTCGCAGATATCTCTGCCCCGAAATGTTTCTTATGCCATTCAACGTACATGTCTACGAGCGCCCTATTTGAAAGTTTAGTTATCTGTGTCGCCACCCTCATTACCTCTTAAGAGTTTAATTGTTATTTGTTTAGACTGAGCGCTTGACCTACAAGCCCCAAAGCATTGCCCGTATCGCTCGCCGACAAAATTGCGGCAAACAGTTGTGCGAATTGCTTTGGAGCAAGTGTTATCTCTGAATCTATCTCAAATGTTTTTAATGTCACCAAAGCCGAAATAATCGATTCATGGCTGTATGCGGTGGGTCTATCTTCGCCGTTAACCCACATGTGTAGGTCAATATTGAAGAGGTCACAAACCTGAATTAAAACGACCGGATCGCTGGGTAGGCTGCCTCGGCACCAACCCTGCGCTGTTGCGGGGCTACATCCGATTGCTTGCACTATGGAGGCAGACCGCCCCCACTGAGGCACGCCTGCCGCGTCGAGAGCTTTATTAAACCACTCGGCTCGCTCTAACTTATTCATGGGATTTTCCCTCCTTTTTTTGAAATAGGTCCAAGATCTTCCACTTTATTACGGAGATTACAACCTGTAGGTGTAGATATTTTAAATTATTTGTGCTTTGTGCTGCGCACAACACGTCTTCTGAGGTTGACGTGTTGCGCAACAGCGCCGACAGAAGGTCGCCTAGGGGAATTGATGGGTTTTGTTTTATTGCCCCCGTGGCAACGGAGACTTGCAAAAACAAGTTGACCGAAACATAACTCCAAATTAGTATGATCATCAGTAGATTAGGTTGAAGACACACGGATATGTATCAATGATTTATCGCCCCGCATCAAACAAGCAAGACCACTACACAAAGCTTCCCAACATGCTGTTACGCGGAGGCACATCTGCATCAATTTCTCGAAATGACGAACTGTCCCCAGAAGCGCTGGGCGTTCTCGTTTACTTGTTGTCGCATGTCGACGACTGGCAGATAACCAACAGGCAGTTATGCACGGTATTCAATGTTGGCGCAGCAAAAATCACAGCCATAACGAAAAAGTTAGAGCTGGCTGGTTACATCAAGCGCATCCAACCCCGCAGCAGGACAGGCGAATTTGCGAAGTGGGATTGGCTGGTCACTGACGAGCGATGGATCTTTCCGCCAGATAGCGGTTTGCCAGATGTGGTTTCGCCAGATGTGGATTTACCGGCGTCGGATAATCGAGAACAAAGAAGAACTATAGAAACCATAACTATTAGTAAAGAAGAAACATCATGGAAGCAGGCTCTCCTGAACAGTTGTCCTAGTGAGTCTCCCCGTGGTGCTTGGCAAGAGTGGTGGGAGTACAAGTTAAGCAAGCGGGGCAAGCGCAAACCTGCTGAGCGAATGATTCGAGAACACACGGAGGATTTTAAAATAATGAAACGACATGGCTTCGATATCAGTGGCGTGGTTGGTTACGCGATTTCACGCGGATGGGAACGTATCGGCAAGCCAGATTGGCAAGCGCTAAATTGCTTCAAGGGTAACGACCGGCGCAACGATCTTTTGGGTGCTGTCAAATGATCGATATCAAACAACTGTCCCAAGAGCTATCCCAGCATGCCGCTGCGATCTGCCATGAGCTTTACCCTGACGGCAGGATCGAGAGTGGATGTTTCAAAATCGGATCGACGCAGGGTGAACGCGGCAGGTCGATGAGCGTGTACTTGCACGGCGATCAGTCTGGCAAGTGGATGGA